CGGTAAGATCAAATATTTCTTTCCTAGCCTTTGCTGATAAACCTTGTAGGTTAGCTTCATCTTGTGCAGTTTTTAAAACCTTTTGACTTTGATCACGGAGTTGTCCAGTAATTCCTAAAGTTTCTTTGGCTTTTCTAAATGACGCAATTTCAGCAAAATTACCTTTGATGAGATTACCCAATAATGAAGCATAAGATTTGTCTAAATCATCAGCAACCTTTACCCGTTTAGCCTCTTGCTGTGATACTTGTTTAGAGAATTTAAGTGTTTCCGCTGTATTTAGTTTTATACGTTCAGCTTTTTCAGCAGTCTCATCCATAGAAGCATTTAATTTATTATTCAAATCAATTGCTTTTCTTTGAGTTATGGGTAGTTTTGCGATTTCTTCAGGTGACATTGCCATGATTAACTATATTTCCCGTATTGTTTTCCGTATTTTTTATTTAATCTATCTATTGCATTCGCAACATTATCCATGTCTTTGCGAAACTCAGGATCTTTTTTATATAATTTTTTTTCTGTTGAATTCATAAATTTTAAACTTTTAGGAATCTTTTTTAAGAAATCAAAAAATCCTTCTGATAGTATATTTTTTCTATCCATGTAAGACATGATACAGTTCTCCTAATATACTAATAAATATCAAAGATAGTTATTTCTTGGGTTGAAATTGTCTTGGAATCGTGGGTTTGGGTTGTTGATTGGCTTGTTCCACTTGTTGTTTTTCTTTCTTTTTCAATGCCATGAGTTCTTGAAAGTAATTATTCCTCATGTGAACTGGCATGTTGTAAACATCATCAAAGGTGAAACCAGGAGCACCATAGATGAAATAAAAGATAGATTGGTGTATTTCTTTTTTATTTGATGGAGCTAGGCCAAAAAAACTCGACAGTAAGCGGAATTGATGCGCTCACTGTATCACCTCCTATTTCGATTTCTTGTGTCAATTCTATATCAGGTGTTATTTCCTGAACATGTTTTCTAAAAGCAGCTGAGTCTCTGGCTAACATATTTTGTGTATAAGCAGTTATCACTTCTTGTGATTTATCACCATCTACTTCGGTTATCATATATCTTAATCTCGTGGATATACCAGCATCATATCCATATTTAGCAGATTGTTCTATATCCTTATCAATAAGTTTTTCTTCTTTACCAGTAAGTAGTTTAAATTTTAGTTTTGTCTTACCAATAGAAGTTGTGTAATCAAATGAGTTATTAGTGTAATCTACACCTTCCACAGCTTCTTTAAATGGACATTGTGATAGATCAAATGTATGTTCAATCTGTTGATCAGGATTCTTTGGATTTGCTATCTTTACTGTGTATTCAGGACCATAAGCCAAGATACGAGCTGCTACCAATACAGCATTTTTATCACCAAGCAATAAGTCGTCTTGAGTCACACCTTCGGTAACAATCAAACTATCCAATAGTTTGTCAATCACCACACCTTTTTTGATAAGATTCTGAGACATAAGGATATCTTCTTCCTTTGTCGTCATATATTTTAATTCAATCTTACCATCGGCAAGTGGTGAATCCTTTGGGTATACTTTTCCTAACGAGGGTAAATCTATAACTTCCGTAGGGAACTTATGTTCTGCCATTATAACTCCTTGATGTAATAACTATTGGTTACTTAGAACCAAATGCTTTCGAGAAAAAACCTTTTTTCTTTTTCTTACCTTTAGCGCCTTTCTTCTTTTTCTTCTTTTTCTTCTTCTTAATCTCTTCTGAGTTTTCCATCTTCATATCCATAGCGTTCACAGTAGGAACAGCACCGAAAAGAAAGATTGCTGATAATAATATCTTTAGTAAGTTTTTCATTAGAACTCCAATATAGCGTAATCGTATCTTAATTGTAATGTAATCTCAACAGGATCTGAAACAGTGAAATCTAAATCACCGAAAGTAGCATCTTGAATGTATGTACCGTATAAAGTCCATTTTTCAACGATGTCACCTACAGGTCCCAACACTTTGAAATTAACGTTTTTCTTATAGAAATCTTGGTATCCATCACGACCAGTAGAACTCTCATGATGTAATCTTAACCACTCAACAACAGCTGAAGCAGCAGACGGAACAATCGGGTCGTAAAGTGTGATAGTGATTGGTTGCCATCTTCCCTTACCTTTTACATATTTACTAACGTTCATATGCTCTAATACCACTTCATCAAAAGTAATCTGTGGTCTTTGAGCAGTTTTGATTGTAAAAGCAGGAATTCCACCGATCTCGAAGATATATCTATTTTTTAACTTCGGTTCATACGGTGTATAAAATATTTTATCTGCTTCTAATAATGTTGCCATAATTTATCTCCTATACCAATAAATATCAACTTCCTAAATTTTACCCATCAAAAGCGGCGCCAGATGGTTCAATTACGAAGTCTAATACGATGAACTCGGCAGTTCTCGTTGGTTGTAATCTAATCAATCCTACTAACTGATTTCTGTCAATTGTTTCAGGTGTGTTATTTGTATCGTCCATCACGACTTCAAAAGCTTGCAATCCAGCATTTGCCTGAACTTGTTCTAAGAAAGGATTCACAGTGTTTAAGAATTGATCTCTTAGATCAGTTGTGTTCTGTTCAAATACAAGGTTTCTTGAAGACCTAGCAACAAACGATTTGATGTTGATCAACAGTCTTCTCACATTAACACGATCTAAAGCACTGGCTTTCTTCTGTGTGGTTTTCTGTCCAAAAACAGTCACACCTTGACCTGGAAATGTAGCGATTGGGTTTACATTTGAATCATACAACGTATCTCTTTGAGATTGTGATAATTTCTTATATGCTTGAATTGCCGTATCAATACCACCTCTGTTCAGTCCAGCTGGAGCAAACCAAGGTTGTCCGATCACATCATTAAAATGATATACACCAGCAATAACAGTTGATGGTGGAACATATCTAAAAGTTCCTAAAGACGGATCTTGTATCTGTACCCATGGATAGTAAGTAGCAGCGTAACTTGAATTACGAGTTTTCGCATTTATCGTTACTTCGGAAACACTACTTGTCTTATTTGTAGCATCATATACTAAGAAGCAATCAGTTCTAGATTCACATAGGTCAACAGCTTGTGATATGATAGCTGAATGATTAGCATTACCATCTATTATTCCAGGTAAGAATAATAAATTCATGAGATACTCATCTTTATTACTCAAAATACTTAGAGCAGTAGCGTATCCACCAGTTCCAATTCCTGTTCCACTAGTGGCTACATCTATACCTTGTGAATTTGTAGCAGTTATATCGTCATAAAATTTGAAAGGATGTGCTATTTCTGTTGAGAATTGACCACCACTGAAAGCACCATGATCACTTCCACTACCAACGGCTGGAAAAAATGATGCTGAATTAGCATAACGATTCGTGACATTTCCGTTCTCGTCTAAGTAGTTCGGAGTCTTTACTGCATCAGGTATTTGACTAACTCTTACATATTTAGATACATTTGGATACTCACCCACAGGTCTCAAGAAAGCAACACCATCTTCAGTAGCTACTGTGTTTGTTTGATTACCAATTCTCTTCAACACATAATCTGTGCTTTCAGGATCTAAGGATAAGTTAGCATGTGTTTCTAAAATGACTTTTCTTTTATTTGTATCATTACCTTGTCTGACTAATAGAGTGAATGTACCTTTTTCTAAATTTCTGTTTGATATTTCATATCTTACATTGTCAGCTCTACCACCTTGACTACCTGAAGTAAAATGATCGTTTCCTCTTGAACTTGTCAACGGTAGTAATAATCCATCTGTTCCAACTGAACCTGTGTTATTAAATTGTGTTCCATCACCCAATGCTTCTAAAGTAAAAAATGAGGTGTTAGTACCAGCCACACCAGCCACACCAGCAGTTGCAGAACCAATTACAATTTCAGCAGTACCATCAGCAGTACTAGATACCGTTAGATCAGAATCAGTTGCTTCTGCAGTATCAGCAGTTATGGTAATGACTCCATTACTAGTTTCACCGACATGACTAGCTGAAATACCACTGATACTATCGATTAGTATCTCCACCTGTTCTGCTACTTGTTGTAGTTTTTGAGCAGCACTACCGACAAAAGCACCCATGAAAAGATTAGCAGCATTTGTACTAAATGATGTAACATTAGTTCCATCTGAAGTTCTAAATGTTATGACCTGTGGAGTACCACTTCCAACTTGTATGGAAAGTGTCTCACCGTTATCTGGTAAGTCTTCTTTCATTGTTATGGTTACCGAAGCATTTACCGCAGTCACAGCG